TGAAATCAGATGGAAGTTAAAACCTGCTCAGCTTTAAACGACAGAATGTGTTTGTTTGGCTATGGTAACATAGAGTGGTAGGCTAAGCAATGAGTCACAGGTTTGAATCCTGTAGGGAGTACTATTTCATGTTATTTAAAGGGTTAGTTGAGAGAGAAGTAGGGAGAGGTAGAGGTAGTTAATACTTTTATCTTTCCCTTTTCTTTTTTACAGCTAACCACATATCAAATTATTTAACCCTTTAATTTATGAACGCAATGCAATTAGCAATTAGGGATATCAAGAAAGAGCTTGAATTCCAGGACAAGGTATTTATTGCCTATAGTCCAAAGATTACCCATGAGGTAAGATTCTTAGTAACAAACCAAATAAAAGAACAATTAAAGAAAGGGAGGAAAAAGAGATGATAAACATCAATAATAATCACCTGAAGACACATGCACAATTGATTGCATCGTGTTTCTTTATGAAGGAATCCAAGTGTGTTGACTATGAGAATTATGAACATTATTATAAACACGATAATTATAAAAATGGCAAAATTTAAAGTAGGAGACATTATTAGAAACACTCTCAATGAAGGTACTCTCAACTATGCAGAAATATATGCCATAGATGAGCAATACTACTATTGTAAGATACTAAGAGGTACAGCTATGATACCTATCAGTGCAGAATCAACTTATGAAAAAAGAAAGAAAGATGAAAGAGTTAATGCAGATCCTTACCTTTACTAAGATGTTCAGGTGGGATTATAACATTGAAGAAAAGAAAGTCATACGTTTGTTTTTCATACTGTCAATAACTATGGTATTAGTTAGTTTGGCAGCCATATTCATTTAATTTCCATTTTACTAAGACAGCCTCATGTATTTGGGGCTATCTTTTTTATTTCCAAACAATTTATTCATTTAATTTTTTATCTAACATGGCAAAAAAAGCAAAAAAAGCTACCAACGGTGCTAAGAGAGTTGTAAAAAGATGGACACAGTCTGAAGATGCATTGCTTTGCAAACAAGTAAAAGCATTTCCTCAGAATCTGAACAAGTGCTTTTTAATGGTATCTGAGATGACAGGCAGAACACCTGCAGCATGTGCTTCAAGATGGTATAAAATCTCTGTAGATCCTAATATTGCACCTCTCTATGGTTTTGTAACAGAGACGTCATTCTCCAAAAACAGAAAAGGGGGCAAAGGAATGCCTCACAACCCTAGTATATTTAAGCGAATTCTTAAGCTGTTAGGTTTCAATTAATTTAATCCGTACCTTTATGCTTAATTTAAACACAGTAGAAGCATTGATTGGTAATCTTAAGAGCAGAATTGATAAGTATTCTGATAACAATGAATATTCCATTGGTTATAAGGATGCTCTCAATGATTGTCTGTATGACATCAGAATTGCTTTTGATGATACCATCTCTCAAGAAATGCTTGAAACAATGCCTACGGAAGAACTTTTAAATCTGTTTGCAGAACAGTTTAAATCAACAGAACATTAATAATATGACAAGAGAAGATATTTTTGATTTATGCCTTGAAAAAATAGATAAAGAAGGCAGCAATAACTGTCTTTTAATGGAACTGGCAACAGGATTTGGCAAGTCCAAACTCTCTATAGATTTGGTTAATCATCTTGTTGCCAATTATTATCAAGGTAAGAAGACTAAGATGCTTCTCCTTGTAGCAAAGACAGTTCACAAACAGACATGGAAAGATGAATTTAAGAAATGGGGTGGTGTCAATGTTGACAAAGTGGTCATAGAATGCTATGAATCACTTAGGAAACATACAGGAGAAACCTTTGATTTCGTTGTAGCTGATGAAGTACATCACATAAAGAGTGAGACAAGACTTGATCTTTTAAGTACTCTTAAATACAGCTATATGATAGGTTTGTCTGCTACCATCCCTAAGAAACTGAAACAGTATTTTAGGTTTCATTACAGTGCATCTGTAGTATCTTGTGATATAACAGAGGCTATAGAGAGTGATGTACTGCCAGAACCTGAGATACTGTTGTTCCCTCTACATTTAAATAATATCATTAATTCAGAGACAATCGAGATAAATCCCAAAGTCAAAGGTAGGATATATTTTGGTACATATAAGGATTTAAGAATGTATAAAAGCAGGAAAGTCCATGCTATTCTGCAATGCACTCAGAAGCAAAAGATGATTGAGATGAACAAACTCATAGATTGGTATAAAAATACCTATATGAGAAAAAGAAGTAAGATTCTTGAGAATCTATGGCTTCATGAGTGTGGCAAAAGACTTGAATTTCTTTCTTATTGTAAAAATAACCTGGTTCTCAGTATCCTTAAGAAACTCCAAAGATATAGGACTATTACATTCTGTAAGACAATAGAACAATGTGAGTTACTTGGCAAGAATTGCATTCATTCAAAGAATAATAAGGCAACAGATGTATATGACAGGTTTAATCAAAGAAAGCTAAATCATATCACAGCTGTCAATATTCTTAATGAGAATGCCAATCTTGTAGATTGCAAGTATGCCATATTTGCTAATCTGTCTTCTTCAGATGTTGTACAGGTACAGAGAACTGGCCGCAGTCTTCGTCATAAAAAACCAGTCATCATAGTACCTTATTATGTTAATACAAGGGAAGAAGAGATTGTCAAGAAGATGTTCAAGGATTATGATAGAAGATTTTTAAGAACAATTTATTCAGTAGATGAAATAGTATGAAGATAACATTGGATAAGAAGGTGTGTCTAAAACATAAACTTTCTCCTGTAGAGACTATGATTTGTCTTGCTGTCAGAGATTCACAGAACTTTGAAGATATTGTGAATAATTTGATTAACAGACAAGTTTTAGTCAATTATGGGGGAAAGTTTATGATAACACAGCATTGGAATGATGTTGTGGATGAAATATTGGCAGACTCTTCCGGTAAAGTGGATAAAACTGATGAGGAACTGCTTAAATTGGCAGTCAAGATTCAGGAATGTTTTCCAAAACAGAAGATGCGTGATAAGTTTGGTAGGGAAACTAACTTCTATTACAGATGCAATAGGACAGAAATCAAAGGAGCTCTTAAGAGATTCTATGAGAATAGTGCCTATAAGGATGCAACTGAGGAAGATATTATAGATGCTGCCAAAAGATATGTAGCTTCTTTCAAAGGAGATTATAATGGTAAGATGCGTCTTGCCAAATATTTCATTTGGAAGAATGATGTAAAACCAAAAGGCGATGGAACAGGATATGTAGAACCACTGTCTGACTTAGAGACTTTCCTTGAGAATAAGGAGAGTGAGGAGGAGGTTGTTACTAATTCTGATGATTGGCTTGCAACTGTGAGAAATTAATTATTATGGGCTTAATTGACAGAGTACTAGATAACTTAGAGGAAAGAAGAGAGAGGATTATTAGTGGAGGTATTAACTGTATACCATCTCCATTCAAATCTTTCAGAAGTGATTTTCCTGGAATAGAACAAGGTAAATATTATCTTGTATCGGGAGGTTCAAAGGCAGCAAAGACTCAAATAACCAGTTATCTCTTCTTATATACACCTATATTATATGCATATTATCATCCAGAACAAGTAAGGATACAAATATTTTATTTTCCTTTGGAAGAAACTCCTGAGAAGATTACTGCAAGATTTATGTGTTATCTTCTCTATGTTCTCTCAGGAAAGAAAATAAGGTTATCCCCATTACAGTTAGGTTCTATAGACAAAGATAACATTGTAGATCCTGAGATATTAAATCTTTTAAATAGCCCAAAATATAGGGATATACTTGATTTCTTTGAGGAACATGTACATTTCTTTTCTGACAGGAATCCAACTGGTATCTGGAAGGTAGTAAGCAAATATGCAGATGAAGCAGGTATTATCCATAGGAAATCTGCTATTGTCGAAAATAAAAAGACAGGTGTTAAGCAGGAAAAGGAGGTATTCGACTATTATGAGCCCAAAGATCCTGATGAATACGTAGAGATTATAATTGATCATGCATCATTATTAGAGAATGAAAGAGGTATGAATGACAAGGAGAAAATAGATAAAATGTCGGAATATCTCATGATTCTCAGAAATAAGTACAGTTATATTCCTGTATTGATTCAGCAACAGAATGCTGAAACATTAAGTCTTGATGCTTATAAAGCAAATAAAATCAGACCTACTAAAGCAGGTTTGGCTGATTCCAAGACACCAGGTAATGACTGTTCAGTAATGTTGGGTATTACCAATCCATTCTCATTTGAATTACCAAATTATCAGAAATATGACATAGTCAAGCTAAGAGGTTATGCCAGATTTTTGGAAGTAGTTCTTAACAGAGAGGGAGACAGTAATGGACTGTTAGCTTTGTATTTTGATGGTGCAACTAACTTCTTTACACCATTACCTAACCATAATGATGCAACTAATCTTCAGAAAGTCTATGACCTAGTTCAGAAGAATTCAAATCCTACGGCTAAGTAATTTATTTTATTTTTTATAGTAGAAATTATAGCAATTTGCCCATGATTTATGTCATGGGTATTTTTGTAGTCACTAACATTTAAAGAGTAGAAGTATTTAATGGCAACTATTATTGCAGTTTTAGGTGCCTCTGGTGATGGTAAGACAACATCAACCATTATTAATCCGGATGGCAAGTTTGATCTTGAAAATTATCAAGGTATGAATCCGAAGAGTCATTTTATTATTAATTTGGATAGAAAGACTCTTCCTTTCCCTGCTGGTATGTGGGATACCGAGCATAAGAATTATATGGAACCTTCTACATTTGAAGGTATTCGTAAAGCTTTGGAGTATTGTGCAAAGAATCCTCAAATCAAATCAGTATCTATTGATACAGTGAATATCTATTTGGCAATGAAAGAGTTTAATGACAGAAAGAAAATGTCATTTGATCAATGGAGAGATATTGCTAACGATGTTATTGAACTTAACATCCTGTGTAACACAACTCTCAGACCTGACCAGATAGTATATATCTTCGGTCATACCATGCTTCAGACACAACAGGATGGTACAGAAAAATTAGTATTCTCTGTTATTGGTAAAAAGTTAACTAAGACTCAGCCAGAAGGTTTTTATCCTATCGTGTTGATGACAAGGGTAGAGTATGGAGATGATGGGGATAATAAATATTATTTCCAGACTAAAGCCAATCATTCCTCTGCCAAGACACCATTGGGAATGTTTAAAACTTTTGAAATTCCCAATAGTCTTAAATTGGTTGATGATACAGTAAGAGCTTATTATAAGCTTGATGAAAAGAAAACTAATAATGCTGCATAGGCAGTAAAGAAATAACATTAATAACTTAAAATTTATGGAAAAAAGAATTTCTTACTTTGAGTTTCAAAGTGCAAAGAGTATTGCAAAGGCAAGTGCAAGTATTGTAGCTAAGCGTGATAAGGCTGAAGCTAATATTAAGAAAGCACAGGAAGAGTATGAGAAATGGGATCAGCAGATTAAGGCTGTTGAGAAGGGTATTCAGGAGCTTACTGGTTTCAGGGTGGAACAACTGGTAAAGAAGGTTGTAGAAACTGGTATTGATGCCAAGACAGGCAAACAGACTAAATCTACCAAGTATGTTCCTGCTGATATTGTTACCTTCGATGAGTCAACAAGACAGTATATCATCAATATTCCTGATGAGAATGAATCTGATGGAAGTGAGGGAATGGAAGCTGTTGTTCCTCCTACAACTGAAGATGGTCCAGGTACTGACTTTGATGAGGACATGAAAGCAGTAGAACAAGGAGATATTGATCCGCTTGACATGAGTATTTTCTAATTAATTTTTAACTTATAATTATAAAACTTAGCATGAATAATTACGTTTTTCTTACTATTGGTAAGACACAAGAGTCCACAGAGGCTTCACAGGGATTTAAGAGATACATTGGTGTAGGTAGTGCCTATGTTGTGGCAGTTAATCCAACCAAGGAGGAACTTGAGAAGATTGAAGGCAGGGAGATTGTAAATATGCCTGACTATGTGGTAGACACAGAGGATGGTAAAGAGGCAAGGGTTATGTTTGTTGTAAAGACTGATCCAGAGTCTAATGGAGGTATTGAATTTACTCAGAGAGTAACATTTACCCTCAGGAATGAGCCAGATTATAACAGAGATAAGACTTCTGTCAGAGTAATTGACAGATTTGGTAATTCTGCAAGAGTCAATGTGGAAGATGCTAAGAATGGTGTCAAACTTGCAAGCAATCTTAAGATTGACCAGACTAAATATAGAATGGCATGCCATGGAGAGGTTGACTTGGTTTCTTTCTTGAAGACTTATCTGTGTGTTCCATCATCATTAAATTATGTAAATGGTTCATGGACTGTCAAGGATAATGCTGATGCAGACTGTCTGTTTGGTCTTGATGAGATCAAAAAGTATTTCCAGGGAGATTTCTCCGAGGTTAAGAGTGCCATCAAACTTCAACCAAACAATAAGATTAAGCTGCTCTTTGGTGTAAGGACTGCTGAGGATAACAGACAATATCAGTCTGTAGCAGCAAGAGCAGACTTCTTTCTGAGAAACTCTGCAGGTTCATCTGCTTTGAATAAATTGGAGAAAGACCTTAAGAATGCAAAGGATAATGGGGCTTTCCCTACAACAGAGTTTGAGGTGTGTGAGCTCAAGGAATATGAGGTTCAGCCTACCAATCTTGAGAATAAGCAGGCTACAGCCAGTACAGATTCATCTGATGACATGCCCTGGGATTAACTAAATATATACTGTAGAGAGTTAGCGGGATTTTTCCTGCTGCTCTCTTCTTTTTTCTAACCCTTTCCAATAAAGACAGTCTATGGTAGTAGGTAAAACTTCTTCAAGCATATCAAAGACAGAGATATTCAGCAAGTTTACAGAGGCTGAAGTACTTTCTACTGTATTTCCTCAGATAACATCCCTTCCGTGTCTCATTAATTCACCGTTAAGAGCTGATAATCATCCTTCCTTTAGTATTTATGTGAATAATAACGGTAATATTAGATACAAAGACCATGCTACTAACGAGAGAGGTAGCCTGCTTGATCTGTTATGCAGATATTGGAATTGTAATTTTACACAAGCTCTTGAGAAAATTTGGGAACTGATGCCTGATAAGAAAAACTTGGAGATCAAACCTAAACAGATCAGGATGCTGACAAGGAAGGAATATGATTTACTTACCAAAATTCAAGTAGTAGTACGTCCTTGGAGAGATTATGATTATGCATATTGGGAGAGTTATGGTATTACTAAGAAATGGCTTAAATATGCTGAGGTATATCCAATATCACATAAGATTGTCACTAAATGGGAGAAACAGGGAGGAAAATCTCAGAAATATATATTTACTGCTGATTCCTATGCTTATTGTTTTGTCGAGAGAAAAGAAGGCAACCTGTCATTGAAAATATATCAGCCTTTCAATACAAAAGGTTTTAAATGGTGCAGTAAGATGGACGGCAGTGTGGTAAGCCTATGGACAAAGGTTCCTCAAAAAGGAGATAAAATAGTTATCTGTTCATCTCTCAAGGATGCATTATGTCTCAGTTGTCAGCTACATATACCAGCAATTGCACTCCAGGGAGAAGGTTATAATATATCTGAGACAGCCCAAAAGGAGTTAAGGAGAAGATTTAAGAGAGTATATATCTGTTTTGACACTGACAAACCGGGAATCCAAGACAGTACAGCTTTGGCTGAGAAAACAGGATTTACTAATATCATACCTGATTTAGGGAAATCTAAAGACCTGAGTGATTATTACAAGTCACTTGACAATAAAGAGGACTTCAAACAATTGGAAAAATTATTTTATTAATATGAAAGAGACAAAAAACAATCGTAAGGAGGCTTATGCTATCATTAAGGAGTGCTGCCTTCAGGAAGAAATTAAACAAGCTTTTGGTAAAAACTTCACACAGGTATCCAACAAAGACTTGTGGGAGTTTATTAACGATAATGTTGACATAGTTGATGAAAAATCTGTTGAGGAAATCTATGATGACATTAAGGCAATGGTTGAGGTGAACATTCTGAAAGCCAATGACCTTGATGCCTTGGTAGAGCTGCTTACAGAGTTATCTGCACGCTTGAAAGAGCTTGCAAATTAATGTTAGTGTTTTATTAATTATTTGATTTGTTAGTAAGGAGTGGGATAGTGATATTCTGCTCCTTTTTTTATTTATTGCAATGACCATAGAAGAATACTTTGGTGATTGGTGTCAAGTAATTGATGTTAACTATGCAGAAAGACTGCATAGAAACATTCTAAGGGATAAACACTTACTCTGTCCTCTGCCTAAAGATATATTCAAAGCTTTTCATTTGTGTCCTCTTAAAGAGTTAAGGGTAGTGATATTAGGGCAGGATCC